CTTCTTTCCAAGTAGCAGATGCTGAAATGTAGTTACCACTAGAAGCAGCACTTGCATGTACTGATTGTGCAGCAGTAGCTTCATCGTTAATTGAATATCCTGACTTACCACCGCCATAAAGTCCACCAGCAGCATCACCACTACCAGATGTGTTACCGAAGATATCGGCACCTGATGTATGGTTCTGATGAGTCTGAGTAGACCCGTACTTGAAGTCAAGGTAAAAGATTAGTCCAGATGGAAGATTCATTGGTTGAACAGAAACGAATTCCTGTGCAGAAATCTCACCAAAGATTCTACGAACCAATGGTAAAGCAACACCAGACCATTCTTCTTTGTTTCCACCAGTACCTGTTGAAGAAGCTTCCTTAATCAACTGTGTAGCTTGGTTTTCAAGAAGAACAGACATTCCTGTTTTCTTTGTTGAATCTTCAATACCATCTAGTAATCCAGTTGGCTCCCACTTATCGACTAACTTACGAGTCTGCTTGAGAAGCTCTTGATGAGGGTTATGCCCTGTCATCACATCACTTAGATTATCAAAGTTTGACATTATATGTCTCCCAATTAGATAAGGTTAGCTAACTTTTTAAACCTGTCTCTCAACTCTGAACCTTCAGTTATTACTTCTTTTTCAGATTTTGTTGAGGCAACTGGCTTTGAAGCGCTACCCTTAGATTCATTAATTTCATTTTTTCTAGCACTACCAAAAGATTCACCAAGTGTAGAATACACTAACTTGACTTCTCTTAGGTTACTAGCTCTATCGAATTGCTCAACGACTTTCATTTTCTGATCGTTATTCAAACCATACTTTCTGAATAGTTTGTTTGTGAACAGAAGTTTAGCATTTAGCAAGTTGACTTCATTTAGCTTTCCACGCAACTCTTCGATTACAGAACGATGCTCTTCAAGATTAGCCTTCAATTCAACGACTTCATCTTTCTTTTCATCATCCTCTTCCTCTTCTGAAAGAGCTTTAAGAACTTCGTCTAAATCAATATCTTCGTCTAACTTCTCTTCTTCGTCAGGACCTTCGCTAAGTTTAGCTTTTCCGTCTTTACCGATATCTGTAGAGTCGTTAGCTTTCGCATTGACTTTATTATCAGATTTACCAATGTCTGAAGATACATCATTTTCTTCGACTTTATCGTCTTCGTCATCTTCTTCATCTTCTTCATTGATTTCACTTTCTAGTTCTTTAATTACAGCTTCTAAGTCAAGATCAGCATCTTCATCCATTTCGTCTTTTTCATCTTCCATTTCTTCTTCAACTTCTTCTTCTTCCTCAGAAACTACAGGAGCGTACTTTACACCATCGATTTCAATGATACCTTCATCGACATCATCTTCCATCTCTTCATCGACATCATCTTCCATCTCTTCTTCCATTTCTTCATCGCCACGTTCTTCAAGTTCATCGCCATCACGAGCCATTTTAGCTCTTTCTTCCATGTCGTCTTCGTCTTTTTCTTCTTCATTGACTTCAACTTCATCAACTTTATCTTCGTCATCCATTTCCATCTGAATCTTCTTTGACAACATAGACTGAAGTTTAGGTGTGAAAGCCTCTTCTAAAGCCATCTTTGCATTTTCTAAAGCTGTTTCACGAACTGCTTTAGCGTCAGCAATTGCTTCTTTTAAGAGATTATCCATTTTATTCTCCAATTTAGGATATTATATAGTTATTGGGAACTATAATAGAATTATTATATTTCGGTTACACCGTATATAAAGAACGGTGTATTTATTTTAGATATATATAAATATAAGTATTTAGAATTTTCTTCCTCTATTTCTACTATCTTCTTCTAATAATTTGACTTTTTTCCAATAATTACGAGCTTTTGCTTTGTTTTTCATCTCTTTCTTTGCAGCAGAGGGTTTTTTGTAGAACTCTCTTTCCCTCAACTCATAAAGGATACCTGCATCCTTTACTTTTCTTTTGAATATACTGATTGCTTTTTCGTAATTATTATTTTTTACAACCACTTTTATTGACATATTTACCTCTTAGTCTTTTTCGTTTTTTGCCTTGTAATTTCTATCTACATAATTGAAGAAGTCTTTTTTATCTTCATCACTCAAATCTTCTATATTAGATACATTAAATTTTTTCATAGCTTTTTTGAAGAATGCTTTGTAATCATCTTCTTCTCTGAACATCATCTTATCAGCTTCATTCATATCATCTCTGTTCATATCCATATCCTCATACAATACGCTCATTCTCTCTTGTAGGGAATTAGCTTCACCAGCTACCTTACCGAATTGTTTGGATAGGTTTGTGAGTTCTTTCATATTACGGCTAACTGTAATCTTATCGAACATATCACCAGCTTCAGATAAAGTGTGTTGAGCAGCACCTTCAGCAATCGATGATAGTGATTCTGCTACTTCTTTTAGGTTACCTTTACCATATATAGATTCACCGATAGAATTGAAACTATTGATTTTAGAAACCAATTCTTTTACATCAACTTTCGGTTCTTCTTTTTCCTCTTCATTCACTTTCCAAGGGTTTCTAGAAATCATTCCACCTTGTGTTGAAAGTTCGTTTAATAAATCTTTTAGTTTTATGTTAGCCATTGTTTTTCTCCTTAGATATAAATATCTATTACTTTACAAATTTGAAAGCAATTGACTGCATTTTCATCAGTCCTGCGTCTGAAAATTTCTTTTTATTTGATGTGTTGAGAGCATCATACACTTGTACTATAGCGGATGCTGAATAACCATCTACCCTCATCTTCTTACCACTCTTTGGGTCTTTTACAACTTTGTTTTGTTTTTTCTTTACGATATCCCTAAGTTGTTTGATTACTTCTGGATCTCCTTTAGCTTCATTTAGGGATTCCTTTATACCTTTACCACCCATCTGTTTGTAAACCTTTATTAGATTCTTTAGATGTTCTTCATCTCTAGCATTAGTAACCATGCCTTGTTTCTTTATTTTCTTTTGAAACATCTTAATAGCATCTTTGAGTTTACCCATCTCTAAATTTTCGTTTAGTTTTTGTACCTTTTGCCAATTGATTACAAACTCTACCCAATGTTTTTTATAGACTTTCATCAAATCCATAGCCTTTTTTCTATCACCAGCCCTACCAAGATATTTTATAATACCCTTTATGTCTTTATCAAATTTTGCTATGTAAGAGTTAGCTAAGTTTCTTTGTTGAAGATTTGCCATATTCTCACCATTTGATTCTTTTTTCAAACGACTCTTTTCAGCTCTTCCTCTGTTCTTAGATTGTGCTTCGAATCCCACTATCTTTCCCCCTTTGTGTGAGGCGTCTTTACCATCACCATTTCCATAAGTACCTTTCTTTCTGTTATATTTATTCAGTTCAGCTCTGTACTTCTTAGCTTTCTTTGAAGATTGAAACTTTTTATATTCGTCTTTATAGTCTCTATCTTCCTTTACTTTTTTAGGTAAGTCATCATGCTTTGTTTTAGCATACTTTCTTACACTACCCTTCTTCATAGACTTAGCAGCCTTTTGAGCTGCTTTTGAAAATTTACCAGCGGGTGCTTCCCCTTTTTGTATAGACCTTACAATACCCATAAACTTTTGCTGTTGTTTGGATACTGATGGCACTATATCCTATCCATAATCTTTTTTATCTGTTTCAACATCTTATGAGTACCTTGAGCATTCTGAAATACACCATAGTCCTCTCCAACTTTGACTAACTCATCAAATTGGTCTCTCAAATCATATTTCATCTGTCTCCATATCTTAGAGGTTATCTTATCCTCTGGTATTACTTTGATGTTTTCATTCAGTAGTTCTTTTAGCTTTATCATTGGTTATCCCCTAAGTATATCGTTGATTACAGATTCGACTTTACCATACTTACCATCACGAACAGGAGCGTTCTTATCCACACTTTCGTTCATCGGATGAAGAAAAGCACCATGCGTAGATGGGTTAGATACAAAGTCAAAAGCAATTAGTTCAAAGTCGTCACCAACTTCTTGAGCACCATTCTCATTCATTGGAGCAACAGAACCCATACCACGAGAAGAGATACCCAACTTTATTCCGTTTTTGAATAACTCTCTCAAAATGTTACCACTTGGTGTTGTAAGTATTTCTACTGTACCTACCAAATCGTCACCGTTGAAAGCCATCTCTGTAATATTGTGAGATACATTCTGTAGGTTCACAACAGATGATTCAGGATGGTCTAACTCACCCATAGCTCTTTTTTGTTTTACAAACCCTTCGGAATACTTCTTTGCCTCCCGCATTAGAATTTCTTTTGGATATACTCTACCATTTTGATTTTTGGTATCAGCTCTCTGTAAGATACCTTTGACAACAAGTTTCCCATTGTTCTCTTTCATAGCCTCATTGATTTGTTCGGCTCCAATTTCAAATGGTAAGTAATCTACTATTAATTGTTTCATTTTAGACTCCTAAATGTTCTATCATAAATTTCTTTGAAAGTACGAGGATTAGATTCTGATTCTCCCTCTTTTAGAAATGATAAGTCCATATTATGTTTTTTCATTGTGGCAATTGCTTGCTTTTTACTATATTTAAATCTTTTCATTAAGAAGTTCATCAACTCTTTACCATCTATGGATTTAGTATTAGATTCTTTTACAGCCCTATACTTTTTTCCGTTTATTACTTTGGTTTCATTTTGTTTTTGATACATCAACTCTTGTTTAGCATCTTCATATGCTTCAGGTGTTGGATTACCATCTGGTCCTATCGCATCACCACCATACCCTTCATCTTCTATATGTTGCATTATTTCTGCATGAGTTGGTTCATCATCCCCATCATCTTCTGGTTCGTAATCCATTATCTGTTTTTTCAAATCGGCTAGAGTCATATTAGCATCATCAGGTATAGATGCAATTGTATCATCATCATACTTTGAACTAACTAAATCCATACCATCCCAATAAGCATCATCTCCCATCTTATCAACAACTTCAGAATCATTTTTCAACATATCCATAATATCTTCTCTATCAATAGGACCTGAGTTAGCATCTGATATTTCTACATCATCACTTTTATCATTATCATCTTCACTTCCATCTCTATCGAAATCACTACCACTTAGCTTATCACCTTGTGGTTCTTCTGGAGTTTCACCTTTTTTTGCATCCTTTGGATTAGCTACTTTACCTGTTTTCGCATAAGCTTTTGCGTCTTTCTCTGCAGCTGCATTTACTTCATCATTACTCATATCTTCGGGATAATCATTAATATCAAAATATCTGATTTCACCTTTGTGTTTAGCTGCAAATCCCTTAGCATGATCCCAAGTTTCTCCGTCTTTCCTTCCAACACTCTTTGTGTTGTATGTGTCGGTTGAAGCCCTTTCCTTTATACCTTTTGCAATTTCTAATAGTGAAATCATTTATCTTTCTCCATCATTATTTCGTGTTTGAGACTTTCTAAGTGTTCTATCCATTGTCCAAGTCTCCTTAACATATAATTCTTATCAACATCCTTCTTTTGTATCTCAACCTGCCATCTTTTCAACAGAGTCGAAATACTAAAAAGAGTATCCATATAGGATTTCTTTTTGTCCTCGAAGGCCATACCAGAGGCAATTACTGTAATTGTCCTACTTTGTTCGCTAGTTTTACTAACCTCTCACTTATTTTATGTAAAGCCTTATGTGTATTTTTCCAATATGAACCTGAGTCTACATTCATCTCTTTCTTCAATCGTACATTCATATCAATGAGTTTACCCAGTTCTGTTAGGGAATTCCTAACTTCTCTCATTGAACGACCAATCTTTTGTTTTGCTGTAAGAGTTTCATCATTTCTATAGTTATGATATTTACCCTCATTCACTTTTTTATATCCAGCAACTTCTGGATCTTCATGACCTTTCTTTTTCTTACTAAATGCGTATGGTGTCTGATATCCAGGCACATTTGCACTTGTAGAAGCTTCTTCCATAGAACTTATCTCGTCAAGAAGATACTCTTGAATTCGTTCTCTTAGTTTACTTTCCAGCGACATCCTTCAACTCCTTTAATAATTGATAGTATCTCATAAGGGTAATAACTTGATTATCCTCTACAATCCTACCTCTCAGTAGTTTATCGGATTGTCTGATAGCCTCTTTCAATTTTATGGATGTAACCTCATCATCTATATTAGGTAAAAACGATTGGAGCTGTTTTTTGACTCTTATAGATTCTTTTTCTACAAATTCTTTTAGCTGGTTTGTATTTGAGATATTATTGATATATTTTCTCAATAAACCTTTTTGTTGTTCGCTAAGTGATTTGTATTTTTTGTTAAATTTTTCAACTAATACTTGATATGTAAGTAATCTTAAATCTTTTTCTGATTTCTTATATCCTTCTATCGTTTTATTTGGAGAAGATACTTCTTTTATTCTTTTTCTTGTAATAGATTCAACTATTGTGTATCTAGAATCTGTCTCTGATGAAGGATCTGAAGTAGTCAATGATTCAAATAGTTTATATATGCTAGCATTAAGTTTATAATTTCCTATTCTAGCCATAAAAAAATCATTAACATCATAAGAATTTTTTATTTCATTTACTAAATTATACTTTTCACGACGAAGCTGTGAACGATTTATCTTACTGTAAGTTTTCATTACAGCATTAATCAAATGATTAGCTTTATTTTCTGAATTATAGGTTTCAGTAGTCAATATTCTATATAATTCATACTCTTTTCCTAATTGTGTCTTAGGGGAAAAGTACTCTTTTAGCAAATTAACTGCTAATCCGTCTTTGTTATCAATAATGTCTGCTGTAATTTGTCTTGTAAGTAACTCAAATAGTATACCTGTATTTCTAACTTTCGAGTGTTTTATTTTATTACTCATTTACGAACTCCAATCGTTTATTTCTCTTATATAAATATATAAGAATCTATTTTTTCTTAGTATTTAAGGAAGTGACTTCGCTTTTATATTCTTTTTCTAACTCACCACTTTCACTAAGAAGTTGTTTTCCACTGTCACCTAAGTGATTCAACATATTTTCATACTTTGCCAGTGATTTTGTACTATATGCTTTACCCATATCATGCGAACCCAATGGATCTCTACCTCTAGCACCACTATCTTGACTATACTTATTAGCTTCCTTTGGTCTTCCAGCGCCTGGTTGTCCACCTTCTTCCGAACCACCCTCATCATCTAACTCATGACCAGTTCTACCAACTGCTAAATCAGATGGTGTACCTTGTGATTGTCCACTTTTTGCTGGATCGTTACCCTCAGCTTCAATCTGTTGTCTTCTAAATTTTGTTTTATAGTCAAATACTATCTGTTCATCTTGTTCTTTTATCTGATCATCTGTAAAATTGAAAACATTCTTATAAATCCATTCAGAAGAAACTAATCCGTCTCTAATCATTGATTCAGCAAGAGAAGTCTTTTGATTCCACAACTCAATCTTTTCTTGTTCATATATTGTAGATGGATTGGTAAGTTCCAACTCAAAGTTTACTAACTCTTGGTCTCTAAACCCTTGTGAGTATAGATGAACAACGGCAATCTTTTGTAACTCACTAACTAATATTCTCTGTATTCTTTCTATTGTTCTGGCAAATCGGACATCCTCAGCTGCTAATGTAGCCTTAGAACCCAATCCTTCTTCATACCCTAAGAAAGCCTTTGGAACATGAAGTGCGGCTAACAACTTATTCTTTAGATATTCAACATCTTCTGTAGCTTCATATTGTAAGCCAGGTAAAGATTCTATACCAGTTCCACTATCTCCACCCCTTACAGGTAAAAAGAAATCTTCTGTGAGGTTTTGGATATTGTAACGAAGATTGTATTCACCAGTCTTCTCATCCATAATAGGAGCCTTCTTCATCTTATTGATTGCCTGTTGCATAAAGTTATCAACCTCTGCTGGTGGTATGTTACCAATATCTAATTTGAATACTCTCTTTTCTGGCGCTCTCATAATACGATGTATCAACATAGCGTCTTCCATAAGAGTTAATTGTTTCCAAACTTTTCTACCACCCTCTAATATAGAACGACCATAAGGTACAAAGTTAGAATCTGAAAGTAATCTGAAGTGTGCTACTTCATAATTTTCTAATAGCGTTGATTCTCTACCTCTCTGTGAATGTCTAGCACCAACATGACCACTTCCTTGTTGTGGTATAAACTCAAATTGTACCATCTGAGGATTTGCTGGATCGTGTCCTTCTAATCTTGAAATATCATAAGCAGACATTGGTTGTACATTTGTTACACCATATTTATCTGCTATGTCTAACTTTAGAAAGAAGTCACCATACTTCACCATATTACGAACCCAAGGCCATAAGTTGAACTCTATGTTTAGAATATCATAAAAAAGGTTATGTAATATATCGTGTATCTGATCATTCTGTGTTTTTATACCTAAAATTTTCCCATACTCGTTCTTCATTGTCGATTCGTCTGAATAAATATCCAATGCTGAAGCAACTATTGAATCACTATCCATAGATTCATAGTCTCTAAACAAACCTAATCGTAATTGTTGAACTTGTAAAAGTTCATTATATGGGTGGTTAGCCATATTAGAATGAATCTTTTGAAATCTATCCACAAGTGAATTCATAGGACCTGATTGTATTTTACTGGTATCTACTACCTTCAGCTTTCTACCACCTATATTTCTTACGATGGTACTGCCAGAAAATAATCTTTTTAGTCTACCTGTTAATGTTGTGTCTGCCATAATTTTACCTCTTATTTAATAAGCCATTCTAATGATTCTTTTATTTTACCATCGGGTGTCCATTCCCACTTACTGTCATTTACCTGATTGGTACTTTGTGGTAACATCTGATTTGCCACACCACTCAATGTTTTTTTCTGTAAGTCTATACCTTCTTGTCTCAATCTAAGAGCAGTATCCCTTACCCATAAACATATAGCGAAGCTCATTACTAAATCGTCATTGTAACCCTGCATAGCTTCAGCTTTATTGTTATTATATATAAATACAAACAACTCATCAATTAATCGATTTGAACGGACAATTACTGTTTTTTCTCTGAAATATTCCTCTAATTTAGCAATTACCAAAGGTCTTGTTTTCATCGTCATCGAAAAACCAGGCACCATATTTCTATCTTGCGTTCTGTATCTATTGTTTATTTGATGTTCTGTGTCTACATACTGTAAATCTTTACTTGTATAAAAGAGATTTTCATATCCTCTATCGATACATTGTTGGAGAGCTGCCCAACCTATGTTATTATTCTCAACAACCAACAGACCATTGTTATATTCTGTTGATACATTTACCAATAAATTACCAAAATCTTTTGTACTAATCTTTCCTTTGTATTCAGCAACCTGTTCCATCGTTTCAACATCCATAACATGAAATGCGGAGTAGTCAGCACTATCTCCTCTACCAACATCAGCTGATATAACATAATCTTTGGTATAGTTTGGCGGTTGCCATACCCAAAAGTTACTATCTATTCCTCTTTTTTCTAATGGGTCGTTACAATGCTTTTCTCTATACTCTTCCAATGTCACACCATCTATTACAGTCTGACCTGAAGTAATGAAGTCACAATCACATTCTTGAGCTGCTAATGAAGGACCTAATAGTTTGTCTTGTTCTTTTCTCCACCCATCATCTCTATCAGGATGTAGACTCCAATGTAATCTTATTGTATTCCAATCATTACTACCATCTTCTGCATCAACCCAAGTCTTATGAAACCAATTACCAACACCATTAGGTGTAGAAAGTGCGATACATTGTCCACCAGTTGATAATGTCTGTGAAGCAGCAGCCCATATTGGTTCAATCTTATCGATGAAAGCAGCCTCATCAAGTATTAGCAGCGATAGTGCTTCTGAACGACCACTATCTTCACCACTTGATACAGCCTTTATCTGTGAACCATTTTTGTATCTCAACGACAGCTTGTTATCTTCAGTACATTTTTGTTTCAACCAACTTGGTAAGTTAGCATGCATAACCCTAACCTTAGTAACTAAGTTCTTAGCAGTATCTTGTTTAGTAGCAATAACTAATATGTTCTTATCTTGATGAAATGTCATCATCCAAAGAGAGTAACCAGCAGTCAATGTAGATAATCCTAACTGTCTAGCCTTCAAAATAACATTGAATCTGTGTTCTTCGAAAGTTTTTAGAGATTCTTCTTGATATGGAAAGAGATGAAATGGAACTTTACCTTTCATTGGATGCTGTACAACACAGTACTTTTTCATAAAGTATGCTGGGTCTTGAGCACATTTTACATACTCTTTTTTGATTACTTCTTTTAGCACTGTAGGTTTCATTATATCTTTCCTAAAATAAATCCTATTCCTAACCAAATGTATTGGTTCTCATACCATTTTGGTTTTACTAATTCAACCATCTTCTCATTAGCCTTATCTCTTGACTTCAGTAAATCAATTTGTTTTTTCTGAGCAAGTAATACTAATGTATCTAATTTTGATTGTTCCTCTAATTTCAAAATAACAGAATCAGACTTAGCAATAGTAATCTTCTGAAATTCTATCAATGTATTAGCCTTAGCAATCTTATCTTCCCATTGTTTGTCACGAGCTTTCAACATATCTAATGCTTCGTCATAAGTAAATGATGTTGGCGTTTTACCACCTTTCTGTATTTCTTGTCCATCAACCAAAGTCAAAACAAAAAATGATATCAAAAAGTATTTTAGTATTTTCATAGCTAGTCTCATTTACTTTTAGCAAACTTTCTAAGGAAGTCTTCAGCTGATTCTACTTCATCGTTTTCGTAAACTTCTTCCATTTGTTTAGTCTTCTTCTTAGAGATAGTAAGTTTTCTCTTCATATTACCAATCTCTTTTTTAGAAGCCTTCTTTGCTGTTTCTAATTCTTTGATTTGTTTTTCAACTTTCTTTTCTTCTTTCTTGTTTTCGTCAATGACTTTTTTGAGTTTCTTTACTTCTTCACTCTTTGCTTTGTTCATAGCAAACAAAGCACCGACTCCACCAAGAAATGCTAATATTACTTTCCATAACTTCATTTTTCGTTCTCCAGTTGTTCTAATTGTTCTGTCAATTTTTCTATTGCTTCTGTAGCTTCAGCAACCATTTTTTCAGTACCACCTTCCCATTTTTCTTTTTCAAGTTCAGGATAATTTACGCCAACATTATTCAACCATTCTGGAGCTTTCATATTCTTAAATTCTTCTAACTGTTGTAAGTTATCTTTGATAATTGCTATCTTATTTTTCTTCATCTTTTCATTAGCCCAATCATCAAACTTACCTTCTAACTTTAGTTTATGCTCTACCTCTATCTGACAATCAAAACAATGCTGAAATAGATTCCACATCTTATTGTCTAACCTCTTCTTCATAACCTTATCACATTTAGGACAAAACAACGGCATTCTAACATCTTTCATTATCTCTGTCATTTTAGGAATAACATCACCTTTTGGTTTTTGTTTTCCCTCATAACCTACTTGGACATAATTCTTTACATGCTCTTTGCCTGATAAAACATCCTTTAGTGCTTCGTTTTGTCTTTCTGTTTCTTTACTATATCCTGCCATAACCTACTCCTATACGAATTTTAACATACCTAAGATTTGATTTGCTGGAGCAAAAGCACCAGTATACTTATATAACTTTCCCTTGAATACAAAAGTAATTCCCTCTGATGGTACTACTGATTTCAAACCACCGATAGCGTTTAGTCTGTCTAGCTGTGTTTTTAATGTACTCAACACTTTTGGGTCTTTTGATTTTTTTACTTGATTTATAGCTTTAGTCAAATCATTACGAATTTTTTGTGCTGCTTGGGATGGATTAGCAGCTATAAAGTCTTGCATATTCTTTAGTATTTCAGCACCTAGTTCAAAGAAAAGAACTTCCCAATCTCTGATATGTTTCTTTTGTAACTTAGCATGATCCATTTTATCTGTTGATAAAACCCAATCTAAAAACTTTGGATAATCTTTCAAATCCTTTTTTATCTGTGGTATCTTATAACTCTTATCAAAGAATGCCCATCTCTTTGTTAGTTTCATAAGAACATCGTTTGATGGATTTGGATTGTCTGTTTGTTTAGCACCATTGTAAATGTACTCCATCCAATACGCTTGATGATAATCACCTAATGTAGCACTGTCTGTGAGCCTATAGACATTTTGTAATTTCTGTAACTTACCTAAGAAGTAACTTTGTCTTTCTGCAAAGTTCTTTACCACTGGTAATTTTGTGATAAATGGTTTTGTAATACTATAAGTTTTTTGTACATCTTGATTTATCTGTTTTATCATACCAGCTAACATTCTAGCACTTCCTCTGTCTTCTCCGATTGGAGAACCAGCAGAATCGTATTCAATGGTTCCGTGAAATTGTAATAGTGATTTATCATAAGGTATGACATTTGATGTTGCTGGATACATCACTTCTAGTGACATAAACTTTTTACCTTCAGCAAATATTTTGTCTTTTTGTTTTTTACTTAGCCCCTTTAGTGCTTTTTGTAAATCTGTCATAGCAGATACAAATGCTTTTTCTATGTCTCCTCTACCAGAAAACATATTTCTTATACCACTTATGTCTAAACTATTAGCACCAAAATTCTTTATATGTCCTTTGTTTCTAGCTGCAACTAATTTTCCATTCTTCCAACTAATCATTATATTCTGTCCATCAGTCTTTTCTGTAACAGGACCTTCTTTATCAAGATTACCTTGAAGTGTATTAATAATTAGTGTTTTAAAATCTGAAAATGTTAAATTTTTATTATCAAATGGATGATTCAAATGCCCATAAGCACCACCCTCTAATAATAATTCTTTCTTCCACCAATCTTTAGAAAATGTTTCTACTACTTGAAATTCATTTGGTAGGTATTCTTCTGCATTAGCACCAGCTGCGAACACACTTCCAATAAGATTATCTATAGCAGCATCAGTACCCATCCAACTTACAACATCCCATCCTAAAGGTTTTATTACCTCATCCATCCAATTTTTATATTTTTCTACAGCAAGATTAGAACCTTTTGCTTGACCATGATCTAAATAAGTTAATGGTACAGATTTATATGCATCTTTTATAGAGTTCTTAGCACCGTCT